CCCTGGTCTAATTGCAAATGCTCCACTTGAATCTCGATAACCTTCAATAAATTTTGTAGTATTGTTTTCATCGGCGTATTCAACATAAGCCCAATCACCATGATTGGTATTTTGTAGTTTTAGTCCTGCATTACCACCAGCAATATGTACACCATTTCCTGCAGTTAAAGTAGGACTATCAGTTCCGATGCCAACTTTACCACCAGAAGTTATACGAAGTCTTTCACTACCACCTGTCTCTGCTGTGATTGTATCAGTACTTGGGAATCTTATTGCAGTATTAGTATCTCCAGTATGAACAATCTTATCAGCAATAGAAACATCACCAGTGAACGTGGCGGCTCCTGCTGAGTCAATAGTTAGTCTTGGTGTAGCTGACGAACCTGTGGCGAAGATCAGCTTAGTTTCTTCATTTTTAATTTCAGCGTCAAGCGTTCCAGTATTCAGCTGGAATTGAATTTTATTAGGTTGTCCTGATGGGGCTGTAAATGTTTGGGTAGTGCCAGCCGAAGAAGCCTGTAGGTGTAAGGTACTATCTGGATTAACAGTTCCTATACCAACATCACCAGCAGAAGTTATACGAAGTCTTTCACTACCAGCAGTCTCTACTGTGAATGTATCAGCAGCAGGGAATCTGATTGCTGTGTTTGTATCTCCAGTATGAACAATCTTATCTGCTATATCTACATCACCGCCGAACGTGCCGGTTCCAGCAAACGTGGCGTCTCCTGTAGAGTAAACACCACCATCACTCCATACTTTAAATTTAATAATATTAGAACCACCATTAGCACTACATTGTAAGAATGTGTTATTACTATCACTATCAGGATCTGCGTTGGCATAATTAATATAGATGCCATAAGGATTAGCATTAGTACATTCGTATCTCCCTGTCCAATCATTGCCAGTGTTTTTAACATGATGTGTTACAGTAGCATGTGCCGCAGTTCCTACACCAACATTATCTTGGAACGTGGCGGTTCCCTCAACAGTTAGTGTTCCTTTAAGAGTCGTAGTTCCTTCAATAACTAGATCAGTTGGGAATCCATATGGCGAAGCATCAACCCACTGAGATGTGTTTCCATCATTGTAGTAGATGTATAATTTACCATCATCAGTATCCCAATATAGATCACCTTGAGACATATTAGTGCTTGGAGCAGCAGAAAGAACTTCGGCACGACCACCACCAATTGTTCCCCAAGCACTACCATTATATCCCTCAAATGTATTTGAGGTATCGTTCCAACGTAGCATACCCTCTGCGGCAGCATTGGGACGATCGTTATCAGTACCTGCAGGTATTTGTATGTATCCAGTACCAGAACAGGTTACGTCACCGCTTACTTCTAGTTCTGTTAGAGTTCCTACACCTGTAAGCGAAGAATTAATAACGCCTGTACCAAGAGTGTCGCTAGACAGAACTTCTACGTTGTTGATAGCAAAATGTTTGTTTGATTTAATCTCAAGGTTTTCGGAGAAGACCCAATACTTATCCGTTCTATCATTATCGTAGAGGATAGTTTTATCTACAGTCGTTCCTTTTAGAATTAAACCACCATCATTCGCTGCTTCATCTGTAGGACCAATTGCTTGGAATAAAATAGTAGTACCTGTAGCAACGCCGTTGTCTGAAAGCGTAAGACTACTATTAACAATATCAACACTAATGATTGTTACTGGTGTTCCTGGTAGATATGTGTTAGTTCCTTCTGTAACTTTCATGCCAGGAACGATACCTGTCAATGAATCTACGTTAGAAACAACAGGATTTCCTTGTGTGATGTCGCCATCGAAAGGAACAGTAGCAACTGCTGCTAACTCTAGAGCTTTGTCATCGATAGAAATATTTTGAACGTTGAATGTAGATGTAGTTCCATTGACAACTAAGTTACCAGAAATGGTTACGTCTGTGCCGTTGTCTTGAATTACACTATTAATTAATTGACCATTAGAACTATCCCATTTCATCAATGCCTGGTCAGTAAGTGATCCAGCATTCTTAAGTTCAAAGTTGGTAGTGTTTAGAACGATACCGTTGGTAGCACCTAGACCAGGTTGTGAATCTATACTGACAGTATTGCCAGACTGACTGACAGTTACGTTACCACCAGCGCCACCTGTAATCAGAATATCTCCTGATGTAAATGTTCCACTACCACCACCTTGGACTCTTGTGATCGTATCTTGTGAGGATACTGTAATGTCCTGTCCAGTCTGAGAAATTGTTGTGGCACCTGATTGTACTAGAGTAACGTCACCTGATACTAGAGTACCACTAGCACCTCCCTTTAGTCTGGTGATTGTATTAATGTTTTTATCAGCATCGATTGTAATTACATTTGCATTTTGAGAAACTGTAGAAGTTCCTGATGTTTCAATTGTAACGTCACCTGATACTAGAGTACCACTAGCACCTCCCTTTAGTCTGGTGATTGTATCATCGTTATCAGTATCAATTAGAATTGTTTTTGTGCTAGTATTTTGGGTGATTGTGGCACCACCAGCACCTTTAATAGTAACGTCGCCTGACTGAGGTGTGCCACTAGTAAATGATTGTAGTCTGGTGACGGTATCGCTGTCTTCTACTACACCAGAGAATGTAATGAAATTACCAGACCTATCGATTGATAGATCTAATTCTTTGTATCCTGCTGAAACAGATTGTGGGCTACCTACCACGAGAGTTACATCATACTCCGTAGCACCAGAATCTGTTAGACGGATAACTTTATCAGTAGCCGATGCTCCATCTACAGCAGAAATACTGTACGTAGTATCGGGAGTGGTAATAGTTCCTCCCACTGAAACCGATTGTCCATTAACTGTAATGGCAGAGTTAATTAGACTAGCGTTTGAGATGTCGGTGACTGTATTAACTGAACCATTAATTACACAGGTGTCAAAGGTTTTGTTTGTGAGCGTTTGTGTCTGTGTAAGGTACACATCGCCAGGATTGTCCCAAGCAACTATTAAACCATCACTCTTCAAATACTGACCAGTATTACCAGTGCTTCCACTGATGGCAATACCACTGCCAGTCATATTTAAGTTGTCACCACCAAGTAACTCCTCAATCCTTCTGGATAATTCATTAACAATTAACGGAAAGCGATCTGCCATTACACTAATCTACTGGTATTTCTTCGTTCAACTATTTATAGGGGTCGTATTTATAATATCCTGGACAGGACGGCCAGTTGAACAAGTGGTACATTGAGTAGAAATACTCGTTTTTTGGGGTTGACAGATCGGCAGTTATCGCTTAATATAAATACAAGGTTGGGTGGGGGTTTCCTCACCTCCCTTTTTTGATGTCATGACAACAATATTGTTGTCACACATAACACTTCATGGTGTAATATATAAGATACAATCAGTCGTATAACATGGCCTTCACTATTACTCTCAAAACTTCTGATGGAGAAAGCGTACTCTCATGTGAAAAGGATCAATATATTCTAGACGCTGCTGATGAGGCAGGTGTAGATCTTCCATACTCCTGTCGTGCTGGTGCTTGTTCTACCTGTGCTGGTAAGATCTTGGAGGGAACGATTAATCAAGAAGATCAATCGTTCCTTGATGATGACCATATTGAAGCAGGGTTTGCTCTGCTTTGTGTCTCATATCCTACCAGTGATGTAATTGTACAAGCAGAAGCAGAGGAGGAACTTTACTAATGGAAATTCTAATGATCGCTCTTATCGCTGGAACACTGTTCGGTGCCTACAAACTTACTCCTAAAAAATAATGTCACTTCGTTCCACCTCATAAACCGACCACCACTCATTGACAGGGGTGGTTTTTTATTGTATAATCTGAGAGCAAACGCCCCTGTTTTTTATGGAAATTAAAATCTTTACTACCAATGGTTGTGGATACTGTAGTAAAATGAAAGAACTTATGGATAGAACTGGTCTTGAGTACAAGGAGTATCGTCTCGGAAGAACTCTTACTATAGAAGAGTATCATAAGTATTTTCCAGACCATTCTAGTTTCCCTCGTCTGGTTATTGATGAGCAACCTATTGGTGATCTGGCAGAAGCTGTTCGTTACTTTGTAGAAAGAGGAATGATCTCTACTAAGAAGAAATGAGTCAGGACATAAAGATAAATAAAGGTGTGGAGCTAATGCTCAGGAGGGATAAAAAGAAACCCGAACCCGAAACCACCGGATTTAAATTTCATCACATAGTACACCTCCTAAAGAAAAAATTTAATTTCAAAATTGAATTTACTTGGGAGGAAAATAGTAACTAAGGAGTATTACTATGACAATCCCTGTAATTTTGGTCTTCTCGTCATTGATGACGGCATTATTCTTCGTTGTCGGTCTTACAATTGGTTGGGTGGCGAATGATTTTCTGTATAATATGATGGCAAAAACCGATGTTCTTCATCCAGAAATGTATGATGAAGATGGGATGGTTATTAACGAAGAACTTTATTCCATAAGATTTATTAACGAAACTGAGGACCAGGATGATTATTATTGATATGAATCAGATTATGATTAGTAATCTGATGGTTCAATTGAAGAGAGAAGAACTTAATGTAGACTTAGCAAGACATATGGTCTTGTCTTCATTATTTTCTTACGAGAAACAGTATGGGGAAGAGTACGGTGAGGTTGTCTTAGCTTATGACAGCAAGCATTACTGGAGAAAAGAAGTCTTCCCTTACTACAAACAGAATAGAAAAAAAGATAGAGAAAAATCTAGTCACAATTGGTCTAACATTTTTGAAGTCCTTAATCTTATTCGTGATGAGATTAGAGAACACTTTCACTTCAAAGTGTTAGAGGTACATGGAGCAGAAGCTGATGATGTCATCTCCACTCTATGTAAAAACAATAGCACTGAAAAGATCTTGATTCTTTCTGGAGACAAAGACTTCATTCAACTCCAAAAGTATCCTGGAGTGAAACAATTCAACCCAATCATGAAGAAAGAAGTCACACACCATGATCCTTTCACCTATGTTAAAGAACATATTATTAAGGGCGACAAGTCTGATGGCATTCCTAATTATCTGTCAGCTGATGACACCTTTGTTGTTGGTGTAAGACAGAAACCTATTAGTCAAAAGAATCTTGCTAAATGGGTGAAGGAAACTCCTGATGAGTTCTGTCGAACAAAAGAAGCACTATCAAACTATCAACGTAACAAGCAACTCATTGACTTTGACTGTGTTCCTGGAGAAATTGAAGATCAAATCATGGATCTTTACAATTCTCTAAATACAAATAAGAAGCAACCACCGCTAGAGTATTTTCATAAACATAAGCTAAACACTCTAATGGAAAAATATTTCTTTCGCACACCGACTACTTTTACAAAATGAAACTATTAATTTCTGAAGTGCTCCAAAAGGTGAGTAATGCTAAGACGAAAGCACAGAAGATCAAACTATTAAGGGATAACAACACTCCTGCTCTTAGGGCAATCTTGATCGTCAACTATGATGAGAGTGTTGTTTCTCTACTTCCTGATGGAGACGTGCCATACGTAGCCAACGATGCCCCTGCTGGCACTGAGCACACTGTGCTTGAGCATGAGTACCGTAAGCTCTACCTGTTCTTTAAGGGTGGATCCTCGTCACTCAAGCAATCCAAGCGTGAAGATCTGTTCATTCAGATGCTTGAGGGACTACAAGAGACTGAAGCAGCAGTGCTGATTGCGGCTAAAGATAAACGACTACAAAAAAAATATAAGATTACTAAAATATGTGTTGAAGAAGCATTCCCTGCTATTAAATGGGGAGGTAGATCCTAATGGGAAAAGGATGTAGAATTATTCATGAAGACTGTGACCCTACTGTGGGGCAAGATAGATCTCTTCCTTATAATACTTTTCTAATTGAATATACTGTTGAAGGTATTACTAAATTTGATGTTGCCTCTGGTCCTAAACAAGTAGATATTTTTGACGACTATTGGGATAAATATCGTAGTGATCTAGTTAACATGATCCCAACAGAGGGTCGAGTCAATCCTACAATGTGGAATCCCCCTAAAAAATAACAATGGAAATTACTCCCCAAGAACAAAAAGCTATTACTGAAGTTGAACCTTGTGGGAGTGTGAACTGTATCAACCGATACACTTGACAGAGTATACATAGTATGGTAGACTACTACCATCGTTCAACCCTATTAAGGGGTCGCAAGTAAGTCGCGCAACGGAGCGTTGATCCTATGTTACTATCTTTGATGCTGTTCGCAGCACAACCACAACTGTCTTGTCAAGACTATGACTGGTTGGCAAAAGGAGTTTATAAGTCAGAACTTCTTAGTTCTTCTGAGAGGTTGGACTTTATTTTTCGGTTTA